CTTCCATGTAAGAGCAACCTCGCTTGGTCCGCTGTTACGGCTTGCAACAATTTTAAGTAATCTAATTTGCTCATCTTCTTCGACTGGTTGTAAACCAAGGATTACATCTGAATCTTGAAAGAACGAGGATGAATATCCAATAGAGTCTGCAGTTACTTTTCCAGCCCTCATCTTCCACAACAGTGTCTGTGTGGTAATGATTACTGGCTTGTCTATCTTTTGAGCCATTCTTTTTAAAGCACGAGTAATGTTTGTTATGGCTTGCGGTGTGTTCATCTCACCAGTAACTTCATCAAGCATAAGATAAACACCGTCTACAAATACAATGTCTGGTTTGTTCTGCTCAATCTTTGCTGACAATGCAGACACAGTGATTCCATTTACCGCATCCACTAGGTGAAAAGAGTGTTCCTTTTCCATAGTGTTTAACACATCTATATACCTATCGTTTTCTGCTGGAAGTAACTTACCTCTGCGTAAACGACTGTGTGAAACATTCGCACGCATTGAATCGTGGCGCTGTTGCTGTTCGTGGTTGTTCATTTCAAAAGATTGAAACATAGGTATATAACCCTGTTGATGAACATTGATTGCAATCTTTAATGCTATCTGAGACTTACCTGTCTTAGGAGGTGCAATGATTGTGATTAGTTGTCCGCCTTGTAATCCAGCAGTTGCTTCATCAATCTTTGCAAACCCAGTTGGTATACCTAAGAACTCTTGGTTCTGTAGTGCTTGGTAATCTTTATAGCGTTGCTCTGTGTTCTTAGATAGATCCACCTCATGTGTGCCAAGGATGCCCTGCTCATTAACTTTGGTGATTGTTGCTTCCATAGCAAGCAGCGCAGCATCGTGATTGTTATCTTGCAGTTGTTCGATTGCTACTTCAAGACCTTGTCGAGTAAGAAGCATTCTTCTAAAGTCAACCATTGTGTCTAGAAGATAATCAACGCTATCTTGAACATCTAAGACTTTATAGTTTGGATAATGATCTTTAACAGTTACTGCTGTTGGTACTTCACTGTATTCTCCGTAATGTTTGCGAACGAACGCCCATACTTTTTTGTTGTCGTCATCTAGGAACCATGCATCAGAAACCCCACGCTGTAATGCGGGTGTGATATCTCTATCACGAATTACTTTACTGACTAAACGATGTTCGTTATCCGCCGCCATTATGCTCCCTCTTACAGATTATCTATTTCTACTCCTGCTGATCCATACATTGCAACTCTTCCTGGTACATCAACAATGCCCCGAAGATTAGCACGGTATGGAAGTTTCCTAACTAACTCTCCAACATCTGCATAAAGGTGCCAGTAGTTAAAGGGGTTTACTACTTCTTGTTCTAATGTATCAAATGCCTCTTCTAAAAGTTCTTCCGTCCAACCTAAGTCACCATACCCAGCCAACTCAAGAGAGATGCCGTAGTTGTTAGATAATATCCAAAGTTTATTTGCGTTCTGTAAGTTGATCTCTCCCAATTTAGTTTTTGTTTTTTTAGACAACAAACGTTTTGTTTCCTCTTCAACTAATCCAATAACAACATCTGTTACACAGACTACTTGCGGAGAGGAGACGTTTGATATGTCTCCGTTTTTCATAATACCTCGACTTTAGCATACCTAACTACAAAGTCACGAAACTTCTTTGGGTCATCACTTGCCTGTAATGCCAAATCCTCTGGAATTTCATTAGGCACAAGGATTGAGTAGTGCCCCCTGTTCAATGACATCTTTGCATCAACAAAGCGTGTGTGTTTACAGTCAGCACTCTTTTTCCATATAGGACAAGAGCAACGGGTCTTCTTAGTGTCAGTGTCTACTTCTACTTCAAATATTCCAGCAGCCTGAGCAGAGATGAATAACTGAATGGTCCTCCACGGACTTTCCATTCTCATCCCTTTCATAGTGCTGACCGTTGATCTGCGCCGACTATAGGTACTCGTACAAATGCTTCGTTAGCAAAACTTGCCATTGCTTCTTTGTACTGTGCTTCCCAGTCTTCCAACCTGACATTAGTTGTAACAATGGTGGGCAGTGCCTTGTCGTATCTAAGTCTTAGTATCTCATCGAATGAGGTGTCATCGTACTTTGAACCATACTCTTTTCCTAGGTCATCAATGACTAGAACTCTGACGTTTAACCAGTCAAATTTAGACCTTCCATGAAACCCATCAACAATATAATTCATCTCCCGTTTGTCTTCAAGGTCTGCATCAAACGTCGCCTTCTTACGAGATAAAAATTCTGGGTAAGTCATGTAGTAAATAGGACGAGCATTTAACCCATAGTCAGCGGAGTTCATACCAAGGACTTTTGCAGCCTCTACATCGTTGTCTGGTAGACGTCTTAAGAACTCCATAGCCGCAACTACGGCATGGGTAGTCTTACCAATTCCAGGACCACCATCAAACAACAGACCAACACCATTTATACCAATGTTACCTACCTGCTTAATTACATGACCATTAACGCAATCATCAATCCACGTTGTAACTTCTTGCGGTATTGAACCTGCACGGTCAATTATGTCTTTTGTATCTAAGCCAATGAAACGACGTGGGATATTGGAGTTCTTTAATAGCCAGTGTTTCTTAAGAGAAGACAACTCATGGATGTTATAGATCGTCGTCCCCTGATTCCCAGTCTTCAATCTCGTACATCCCGCCATAACGTAAACCGATGTTTTGGAAGAAGGAACCTACGGTCAGCATTACATCCCCGTAAAATTGCAAGAACTTGTTTTGACTTCCATAAACTAAACGAGTCCTCATATCTTAAACGCCAACTCACCAGTGAATGAAACTGGCTTGCCTTTCAAGTCAACTGCAGATCCTGCAATCATCTTTACAGACTTACGAGGTGTCATTGCCTGCACCTGTGCCTTTACCCAACGCTTTGCTGCTGATGCATTAGCCCATGCTGTTGTCAGTTGAGCAATCGCTACATCTTCATCAGTAACTACTGCTACAAATGCTAGCCATGCTCCACCCTTTTCAGGGTTCTTATTTAGAGTTACTACAAATTTACGTGATTCTTTTTTAGCCATTTGCTTTCTCCTTAAGTTGTCGTTCGTATCGTTCTAGTTGTGCTCTGCCAGATAAAGAATTCTGGAACACACGTCCATCGCTTGCTACGAGTGTGCCCATCTTAACCACAGTTTCTGTTGGGGCGTTAACTTTTCCAAGTCCAAGATTTTCTCGTGCTTGGTTCATCTTCTTGCCGAAGGAGGCTAGGTACATTTTGTAAAGGAACGGAGCCTCATCGCCAATATTGCGGAAATTATTTTCATCTGTCAAGAACAGACGGAGTAACTCTAACTCAATTAAGGCTGTGGTGTTGTACTGCTTGCGGAACTTGCTGAGGGCTCCTGATAACTGTCTGACGTTAACGGTGCCTGGTAGGAGCGGGTAGCGTTTACCAACTCGATATGAGAATTCAGCAGCGACGTCCATCGCACTCCACTCATGTTCTGGTCGCTTTCCCCTAGTCCGTGGATCGGATTTTCTGATCTTAGGGCTCGGCTCATCTTTAGGTTCGACCAACCCAAATCCTGCCAGATCATCTCCATCATCTTCCCATTTTCTCATAGGTACCCGTATCTCTTTCATTGAAACACCTTCGGTGTTTCTAATATCTTTTAATTGATTACTATCTTTACTATTAGGTACTAATGACTTATTAGTAATACTGCTACGTGACCTATAGTCATGTGAGGTGCGGACATTTGAGGCCCGTTCGATCTGGGCTTCTAGAGTCCCAGTCGCTATCTCTGGGCCTGTAATGTCCAGTAAGTCTATGCCACGAAAACCGTTTGCTCTTCTAGTCTTAGTTCTTTTAATGAACCCAGCCTTCTCAAGGGCTAGGAGGCCTCTGCGGACGGTCTTCTCATTCACACTGCCAGTCTCTATACCAAGTGAGGCTGCTGATGTCTGTACACGGCTCTCAGAGCCTGCTAAGTGGCACAAGGTGGCGAGCAGACGGAACTGATAATCGGTAAGGTCAGCCGAATAAGCCCCTAAAGGGATCCTCACAGACCATCGTCCTCAAATGGGGATACGTCTTTATTATCCTCATCCTCCCGCAATCTTTCGGCTATCGTCTCTGTCAATACGTCTAAGACTGACATTGTTATGTACTCAGTCATGTTCTCCACAAAGACTCTCAGACTATCCATCATACCCTCTAGGAGATCCTCTGGTCCTTCTTCTGAGTAGTCGATCTCAATCACGTCAAGACCGTCAGCAATGTTCCAAGTCTCTAACCCGTAATCCTCTAGAGCATGTAGAGCAACGTGAACCTCTGTGCTCTCATCCCAAACTATTCCTAAGACGTCTTCCGTCTTAATGTGTCTAATAATTTCTCGGTTAGGGTCTACGCAGTTTGTTATGTCTTCAGCAACAACCGCTACCTCTTCTATAGCAGCGGTCTCAGATAAGAAAAAATGTATTCGATTTCCAGATGCAAACGCTGCCTTGACAGCACTCTTTGCAAATACTCCATACTCAATAATTGGTAATAAAACCGTTGCATCAGGATGCTTTACAAGTAGCCTAGACAAGCCGTCGTATACATCTACGTCTGTATTAAAACTAATTACGGCCAGTTGTTTCATTGTTCCTACAATCTTGGGAGTCGCTGTGTCTGTACAACAGTTGGCTTATTTAACCACAAACCTATAACAAGTGATACAAGGGTTGTGGCTGGAACGAGTACAAAGAAATCGTAATTAATTTCCATTTGTGAAAATAATCCAAGGAAACTTAACGGCATTGCAAGGTATTTGTTAAAGGCCTGTTTTAAATCAAAGCCATTAAATAACATATCTAGGAATTCAATTACGTAAGTAACTGCAACTCCTGTGAGTAAAACGGTTAGTAGTAGGTCAGTCATGACCCAGATCCTACACCGTTAGGTTTGTGTACTCCAACCCAGCGTATGTGCTCAGGCGCCAGAAGGTATTTTGTGGAACCCAGTCCTTAAGTGTCTTAGCCAGTCTTGGGCTCTTACTTGGCTTGTTTGGATACAGGTGGCTGTAAGAGTCGTCAGCGCTTCCTTCCCAAACGGCCCCAAAGTTAGAAGGCAGGCTCCCATCAAAGTAATCCGAAGCCCTTGTAGACTTTTCAAACTGTAAGCAGTCTATGTAGTAATCTCCAGAATCCCCGTTAATACTTATGCTATAGAACTTAACTTCTGTCTCACCTATTGCGTCAATTAAATCAGTAACTGAAATTCGAGTCCAATCTGGACTTGCTTCAAAGTTTACAGTCTCTAAGTGCCCCGTGCTTGTACCTTCAAAATCTTTTCCTTCAAAAGTTATTGAGAACGTCTCGGCGCACTTAACGTAAGTAGAGAACGTGTAGTAGTTACCAGAAGTTACTGGTATATCGTCAGTTGTAATAGACCATGATCCAGAGCCAGTTATCTTTGCACTGTTAGTTCCAGAGTATGCTGCAGTAGACACGTCTAAATCTTGAACCGCAGTTGCTGCGCCAGAGAGCGTCCAACCATCAGTTACATTTTCTTCAAAAGATGGATTTGTAATGTAGTTAATATTTTTTGAATTTAAAAAAATGTCTACAGCACGAGCCTCGTCATAGACAACAGTGTCCCCAAGTTGCATACAGACTTGGTCTATGTAGTATTGTCCATCAGCGCTAGAGGAAATTTGAAGAACCGCATACACTGCATCAGATGGCGCAGTCGCGGTAACGCTTGCAGTTTTCCAAGTGTTATTAGCAGAAACGTTAGACCCATTATCTACGCTAATAAATGTACCAGTACCGTCATACCAGTCTATGGATATGAACACATTTCCGTCACTCGGTGGTGACTTTACTTTGCAAGAAGCAACGTACTCGGTGTCCGCAATAACTGGAACACCTTTTGTTATTGGGTTATCAGCACCCAAGACCATAGAGAAAGCATCTGTAGCAGTTACCTTGCAGGTATAGGCGTTGTCAATTACATTGTCTCCTGTAGCAGGTACCTGCTCCTCACTTTTTTCCGCCGTTGCATTTTCAAATACCCAGTTACCTATTGAGTCATAAAATGTTGAGTCTTGAACCGATAATAAAAGATTTTCAGAAACAGTTATTGTTGGAGCAAATCCAGTCACTGATTCTGCGTAAGTCTCTAATCCATTCTTAGTTCCTTTATGTCCATACATGTATAGCGCTTCACGAATTAATCTTTTTTGATTTTTAGTTGGTAACCCAGGCTCAGCAGATAAACCGACGTTTGTTCTTTCCGCATAGATCAAGGAAACAGGTGTCTCATAACCAGTGTGTCTAGGACGTAGCAAATCTATAAGTGTAAAAAATTCTTCTACTGTAAAAGAAAACCCATACATAAAGTCATAAATAGCAGAAGTTTCATCAACAGCACCCAACGGCCCCTGTTCTTTACTGGTAAACACACGTGGAATCATTCCCATCAAACTATCTTGTGCACCATGATCTGATGGAACAATGGCTGAGATAGATCCAGCAGTAACCCAAAACTTTGAAGTTGTAAACAAAAATACTCTGTAGTAAACCTGACGACCAGGAACAATAGGAACATCTGTTGGGTTGTCTTCTCCATCTACAAAAAATGAACGAGACACAGAACCAGATTCAGCAAACTCATCAAAAATAATTACACCATCTTCAGCGGTCTCTGGAAACCCAGCCTGGTTCCTTACTAGTCTAAACCTTGTAAAATCACCAGTAGGAGATTGCCAAGATACTGTTACTTTTCTAAACCCAGTAGATATGATTGAAGAGACAAGTACAGACATAGGCGCAACAGATAACCTAAGTTGTGGGGTAGCACCGTACTTAGATGCACCATAATAATTTACTCCATATTTAGCCACAGGCTAATGCTCCTTAACAACCAGCAAGTAAGAAAGAACTTATTGTTTCTCCACCTTGAGCAACAGCAGCCCAAGATGCACTTGATCCATCTGTAGTCAAATAGTTTCCAGAATTTCCAGATTGGGAAGGTAAGCCATCAAATGTAGACCAAGAGGTATCGTAGTCATCACCAGATGACTTTACTAAAACTTGCCCAGTTGTTCCACCCGTTGGAAGTCGTTCTGTATAAACAGTGTTTAATCCGTACTCAATATTTGCAAGACGATCTTTTAGACTATCCCAACTGGTGGTGATTTGGTCAAAAGACCCAACCCAACCAGAACCAGTTTTGATATAGGTTCCAAGGTTTGCCTGTATAGAGGCAACTTCATCTTGAAGGGTGTTTACGTGCTCGGCAAGAACGGTGTCGGTGAAATCTACCTTTGTTGAAAAGGACTTAACCGATATTGGATATGATGCTGTCACTTATTTTCCTCTCAGACCTAACGGTCTATTTTCTCTGGTTTGCCCCCTATTTACCTGCTGAACTATCAATGGGTATGAGCCTGACCTTGTAAGGTTGTGACTTGACCTTCTAAAGTTGTGACCTTGCCTTCTAGGGTGGTCACCTTTGTTTCTAGGGTCTTTACCTTGTTTGCTAACGCCATGAGGGTAGCCGTTAAATCTACATCTGTAGTTCCATCAGAATTCTTTATAGTAATAACGTGTGCCGATAAACCTGTAAGAGATGTCTTATTATCTAATGGTTTAATAAACATTTTTTTATTCTTGCCTTGGTTCTTTCCAAAGGCTCCAGACCAAACTGGGTAATCAGGATCTCCTCCAATAAAAGAGATCCAAACACCTTGGCCAACAATAGGGACATCAGTATTAATACTTGATGGCTCAATAGGCCAAGCCCATTCAGATACTTCAGTGCCCGAAACTTGTGGTATTGAAACCTTAAGACGACGTTGCTTATCTGGATCTCTAGTATCCTTTACAACACCTCTATAGATTCCATAAAGACGTTTAACAGGATCCATTACATCTCGCTAAGACTTGTGTTGTCTTCTGTAAACCTAAATATCTCCCCTGGTTCACCAACCATAGTGTCAAGACCACTTCCAAGAGTGTCATGGAGATCCAATACCTTTACAGTCTGCACCCCAGGTGCCTGTTGAAGAACAAACTCAATGTCTTGTGGATAGATAGTGTCTTGAAACTTTACACCTGTGTAACCAAAGCCAGTTAAAAGAGCGTTCTTTAAACTTAATTCTACTTCCTCTGTTGTGTACTGTTCAAGTTTTGTGTACTGAATGTTTGCTACAACGTCAACATAAGTTGGAGGTTGAATGGTAACGGTTGTGCCAATTAACACTTTATTACTTAAGAAAGTTTCTAAGTTTGTTTTTAAACGAACATATTCTGCTGTAGGGTCTCCAAGATCATCTAACCCTGGTGCTGGATCAGTGTCTATTGCGGTACGGCTAGGGGCAATATAAACAGTTACAGAAGTCCAAACTGCTGCTGTTGCATTTGCTTTTCCAACCCCACTTACCGATAAAGATAAATCAGCAAAGTCTTTTAATGTTACTGCTCTGTTTCCAGAACGCAAAGAAGATGGAGCAGAAACTCTAATCTGGTCATTGCTTTCTGGGTCTGCACCACCAAGAGCAGTTGCAGTATTGGTTAAAGTGACAGCGCTCTGTATAGCGGTAACTTGTCCTTCAGATAAACCAGGAATATGTTCAATAGTGTCTACAAGGTTTGCACTTACATTTCCTAGTCCACCGCCACCTACTGTGTACTTTGCTCTAATCTCAGAATAAATAGTTGGTATTGATCCAGACACCCCATCACCAAACGTTATTGAAACAACATTGTCTTGGTCTAAAAACACAGAGTAGATAAGATCAGTTGGACCAAAATCAAGTAGGTGCTGTACTTGTGTCCATTTAGAGTATACATCTCCATCTTGAACGTACACCTCAACGGAGCCCTCTACTACGGGTGTTTCTCCAAGTTCAAAACTCATTGCAGGAGTTCCAGTAGATGTCCCCACAAGTTCGCCATAGGTATTGGCTACATCTGAAACTAAAGTAATGCTTCTACCCTCTGCAGCACTTACTGTATCTTCGCCAGGGACATCGTCAACAAGGGCAGGAACTGTTGCATCTACGTTAGTTGTAAAGTAAACAGTTTCCACCGTGTCATTTGATACTACTTGAGCACTAACAACGGTTCCAGAAGGAATTGTTACGTTTGCATCAGATGAGTTAGAGAAAGTTACATCTACCGTTGCTTGTCTAAAGCCTGCTGGAATATACCCGTAAGTCTGAGCAATGTTTAAAATGCTGTCACGCTGTGTTGCGGTTTGAATAAAAGACTCATTGGCTGTTCTGTCAATGTAGAAAGAGACCATGTCTCCTAAGTACGAGAAGGCTTCAACTAAAGCAACACCAAAATCTGCTGGGTCAGAAGCAGTCCACTCAGGTATGCGGTCCTGTATTCTTGCAATTAGATCTTCACGCAAAGAGTAGTAATCTCTTCCTGTGTAATCAATTGCAATGGGGATATTAGATACTGGTGTTATGCTCATAAGAACTCCTGGTAGATTGGGGTAGTACCATCAATAAGGACCAAACCAATGAGGGTACTTACGGTCTCATTGTTTGGCAATCCATAGATTACTTCGACGTTAAAAACACTTGTATAAGTATCAAAAGACACATTGGTAGTTTGAAGATTAAGTAACGGAAGTTGTCCATTAAAGGCTCTTTCAACTTCTGCTTTAATCTCAGCCTCTGCAGTTTCTACTCCTTCAAAAATTGCATAAGGTATTAGAGTTCCAAAAGTTGGTCTCATTACACGCTCTCTCAGAGAAGTTCCGAGAACAGACCTGACTCTATCTGCCCAAATTTTTGACTGATCACTAGTTACAGATACTTTCCCATAGGCATCAATAGAGAAGGGCAATGCCAAAGACTTTTCAGACATTATTTACCACTCCATTTCCTTGGGGTCACGGCGTACCCTGCTGCACTCTGTTTAACCATTATAGTTGTAGCGCTTAGTTTAGGTGATGTTGGCTTTCTTTTGTTGGCAGTAGACATCTCGTTTGTGATGTTTCTTGTAGGTACTGACCCAGCACTAGAGGGCCTGGTAACACTTGGCTTGTTAGTACCAACACCGTCGGATAAACAAGTGAACTCCACGTAGTATCTTCCATCAAAATAAACTGTGTGCTCTGCCCTTTTTACAATCCAAAATCCATCGGTAGTATCTCCAGTGCCTTTAATCTCTACAGTTCTCCACGGCGCAATTCGTGGGTCACCTTGACCACTTGCTTTTGCTGGCATTGAAAGTCTTCCCATCTGTGCTCTAGCAGTAGACAACGACTTAGCCATTGTGTTACTGGCTACAACGGTGCTCACCTCTACGGTAGAAAATAACGGATCCTTTGTATTTTTTCTAAGATTCTTCCCAACTTTGTTAGAAGAGGTTTTTGCTGTGTAGGCTTTTCCAGTTACTGGATCAACTCCACTGACAGTGTTACTACTTCTAGAAAAACTCATAGACTCAATGTGGTCTCCAACGGTGGGTTCAAAGTACTCCAAAGTTGGCGCTATGTAACTGGCGTTTGGATTTAAGAATGGGTCTTTAAAAGACATTATTGGGACTGTTGTCATGAACTGGTCAATCATTTGGTCTATTGGATGAAAGTGAAGTTCTGTACCAACAACTTGAACACCGTAACCAATTCTTTCTGCTAACTCGTTTAACTTTTCCCAGTAAGAATGACCTGATAAAGATTGTTGGGTAAACCGTATTGAACTTGGTGTTACAAAAGGTTTTAGTTTAAACTTTTTTGCAACTTCTGTTGCAATTTCTGATGCTGTTTTATTCTTCCAAATTTTAGACACACGTTCTTTTAAAGGATAAGAAGACCCAACACAAGTAATAGTTACCTCTCGTATTAGTTGATGAACAGTTGGGTAAGATACGTCCACCGCATAACCTACAAACTCTCCAGAAACCTTGTCATTTTTCCAAGTTACTACAACAGGAACACCTGTTTTTATTGCTTTAAAGAAAGCGTTATTAAATCTTGAATAACGGATCTGAACAACGTCATGTTTACCCATCTCTTGAATGACTGTCACTGTTCTAGCAGGACCACCTAATGTAGGAAAATCTGGATATGAAACTTTAAACGAGTTATTAAATCTGTGTTGTTTTTGGGGATCACGCATTTGGAATCCTGATCTGAGTACCTGGAAGGATTTCTAATGGGTTAATAATCTCTGGATTTATATCCATAATTTCCCACCACAACCCTGAATCACCAAGGTACTTAACAGCCAAGTTATCTAAACGATCGTTCTCTACCCATTCGTATATGAAATAAGACTGAACGTATTCAGGCCATTCTCTTAGTACTACTAAGTGGTACTCCTGTTTTCTAGCGTGCCAAACTTTGGTAAGTCTGCCATCTGCATACCTGCTATCTAAAAATATCATTGAGGAGTGTCCTTAACATTTAGGAAACGTGAACATGAGATGTTTACTTCAGAAAGTATTGGAACCATGTTTTCATTAAATATCATATGGTTTACGTCAAGTGAGTTAACTCGCACCAGATACCTCATACCAGCACCAAGGTGTAACTCTACTTGAATACCTTGTAACCATCCCCTGTCAGCGGTCTTTGTATCGAACGAGTCTGTATATGTAGCGTTAGCCCCACCAACGGTTTTAAATAGATACTCAAGATCATACATTGTTCCTTTTTTATATATGTCTTTTAATTCCGTGTTGTTTACAGAGGTTGGGTAGACATCAGTGCTACTAGTTGGAGAGTAAACATCTCCTACACCTTTTGATTTAAGTCCGTTAGAATCAAGCCAAGTCATATCTCCAATTCGATTTAGTAAAAGAGAGAATGTAATTGTGCTATTTTGTAACGAGAGAGTGAAACCCCTTCCAGTTTGCCCTGTTGCTCCAACCTCTGGATTATAAGAGTTGTCGGTCATACCCCAATGCATAGCAACTTCTTTTGGATTGTATAAGAACTTAAACCCGTATAAGTTTGCATCAAGTTGTTGAGAGCCAGTACTTGAAACGTTAGACATATTGAATTGAGTATTTCGATCCATTTGAATAACGCCTTTTGCACCAAGAGTGTCTTTCCACGCATTACGTGCATCTGTATAATTACCTGGATCTGAAATGCTTCTAGAAGAAGTCTCTTGTTGTGGACTTAGATCTAATGCTCCTAAACCAGGATTAAGGTATGCATTCTTAACCATTGGTGCGTTGTAGTTGTATAAAGGCGGGTTAAACGCTGCACTCTTAATTGGGTCTGATCCATTGTTACCAGATGTACTGCCAGTCTTAGACCTTGCCTTAGTTGTTGATTTATTTTTAATAGCCTTATTTACTTTTGCTTTTGCTTCAACTTTTGGTGTTAATGCTTTCTCTGTTGCCTTTGTGGCATCAACGGCATTCTTGTACTCGTTAGTTAGAGCAGCCACCTCTGCCAAATAAGGTGCAACATAATAGTTTCCATAAGCACTAATTGCCGCTAGTTCTCCCGATGTAATTGTAGACCCACCAGGAGAGCCAGAACTCAATGCATTGTTTTGAAGAGATAACAGTTGCGCTTTATTAGGCGCTAAACTTTTTTCTGCTGCTAATTTGCGGGCAAGTAAAGAAGCCTCACGTTGGCGTAAGGTAACTAACTGTGTTGTTAGAGCCTTTTTTTTATCTGTTTCTGCTTTTGCTTTCTTATCTTTTTCTCTTTGATTTGCTTGAGAAGTTAACTGGTCCTGAAATCGGGCTTCAATATCAGCACTACGTAAGTATGGGTTAGGACCAGCCATTATTTACTCCCTATAGCATTGAGACTCTTATCTTTAACCAAAAGACTTTTTACCTTTTTAGCAAAGGCTTCGGCTTCAGCATCAGACGCTTTAGAAATTGTAAGATTAATGTTGACAGTTTGTGGACCATTAGGAGAGGTATTCCCACCAGGGGTAAGTTGATTTAAGTAAGACCCACTTGTATATGTGGTCCATGGTTTAAAGTTTGTGCCGCCCTTAGATATATCGTAAGCAATTTTGGCGTTAATGGCTGGATCTTTTAAACTTTCCATACCTGTGTAGCCAATGTTTTTGTACTTCTTTAAGTAATCAGCGTTCCTCTTAACACCCATATTTTTATTTCTAGGGTCGTTATTTTCCATATTGATTTGGAATAGACCATAAGATTTATCTAAGCCAGTTGGGTTGTATGCATTTGCTCTTCCTCCAGACTCTGCTTTTGCAACGCCATAAGCAGTAACAAGTGATTGACCGCTGAATCCAGCACTCAGTAAAGTTTGTACAAGTTGAGGATCTGCATCATTAGGTAGCCCCATACCTGTTTGATTTGGTCCACTACCAGGACTTACAGATGTGGCAGTCATAGACTTAAATGCTTGAAACAGTTTTGTTCCTAACCAACCAATTGCAGTTCCAGCAGCAGCAATTCCTGCTCCAGGAAGTCCGCCAAACACGCCACCTATTGCAGCGCTGGTTGCTACGCTAGATATGAACCCCTCACCTGTTGCAGCAGAGTAAATTCCACCAATTAGTGGCACTGCTTTTGTAAAACCTTTTAATCCAACTTTTTTAGCAGCAGACATTGCTGTAGTTTTTACTGCTCCTTCAACTGCTGTAGTTGTAACTTTTCCTGCAATAGCCTTTGCCGCAGCAGTCCCCGCTAGTTTACGAAGACCTGCCGCTGCGGTGATAGTTGCAACTCCACCAAAAACACCGCTCAATAGGGCGCTACTAGCACTTCCTAGGTTAGAACCTGAAGCGGCTTCAATTGCTGCCTTTAGTTTAATTATTGATTCTGGTGTTCCTTCTAAGGCTTTGTTAAATGCAACCATTGCATCTGCTGCAGTTGCGTAACCTGCAAGTGCAGGATCAGTAGTTTTATTAAGAAGGTCTGTATATGAAGTGTTTGCCTTATACAAAGTATTTGTTAGTGGGTTGCCAGCACCAGTCTCAGTTAAAAGATTAGAGTTTTTACCTTGACTAATTTCAGTAATTTTACGACGCATTAAATCATTTGTTGCTTGATCCTGGAACAGGTTATTTATGTCTGCACCTAATAGGCCTTCACGCATAGCAACTGATAGTTGTTCTGGTGTTAACTTCTTGTTGCCAAATTCTCTTTTATAAATTTGTTTAGCAATATCCTCTGATGTACGCATCATTCCAGTTTTTGTATCAAAGGTACTGATGCCGTACTGATAAAGGTTTCCACCCATTGCACCTGTGTGCAACCCACCAATTGCTGCGGCAGCCTGGGGATTTGACATTCCATATGCCAGGGTTGCGCCCCTGGCTTCTCTCATAGACTGACTTAAGTTTTTGGTGTCAGTGATGTTAAAACTTTGAGAAAGAACAGCAAGTGCTGCCATGTCATCATTGGTTCCAGATATTGCACCTCTGAATGCAGAGGTAGCCATATTTGCTAACTGAGTTCTATTCATTCCAGTAACTCGGCTTGATGCTTGGTAGAAGCCAGTTGCACGAGGTACTACTTCATTTAGACTTGGTAGAGCAGCATAAGCAGCACCTGCAACACCTAAGCCAAGTTGAACGCCACCAATAGTTGCTGCACCAGTTTTTGAGTATGCCCAAGGCATGTTATTGGTGCTTTGATTACTAGCGTTGTTAGCAAAATTAGCGTTGGATGAACCTAAATTTAAACCGCTAGTTTGTCCAGTGCTAAATGATAAGGCGTTCTTTACTGTAGAAAAACTTGCACTGGCAAGACCAGTTATCCTCTTTAAACCAGATTCAAGAAGATTTATCTCTTTGTTAGTAGCCTTTAGTTGGCTATTGACATGGGAGAGTTCATTAATTGGATCTTTAGCCATTACTTGAACTCCTTCCATGTCTAGTCATTGCTACTTCTAACCAATTGCTTCTTTCTCTTTTAGACAAGTTCTTTATGTCTTCAAGAGTCCAACCTTCGTAGAATTCAGTTAATGCAGCCCATTCAGAGAACAGACGCATATAACCTGTTACATTAGAACTGAAATAAGGTACCTAAATTAATAGGAACCGTTACCTCACTTTCACAGTCTGGGCAGTTAACAGTAACGTCTGAGAACTGTGGACCAGGCGCTCTATCATTTATCGCTTCTACGATAGTTCTACGATCTGTAATACTTAGTAACTGTACTTGTGCTGCTCCGTATACTGGGGCTTCATCAATACGTACTAATGTATTTTCTAAAATAATTGTGCTTAACTCTGCAGATGTCTTGTCTGTATTTTCAATCATTTTCTTTTGTACTACTCCGTTTGGAAGACGAACAACAAACTCGTTCTTCTTTCCTTTTACGGTAAACACTCTGTCGTTAACTGGATCTGTTAATACCTTTACTTTAATGTCGGCATCAACGTCTACTTGTACCACCTTGTATTCAGTGCAGCCATTGCAGTATGCAGCAATCTCTACCTTTGAACCAAAGGTTGTCTTTAAGATACCAAGAAGAAGGGAGTCTCTATCTCCTATCAAAAGTTGATCAAGGACGTTCTCATCCACTGCTTCAGTACCTATCTTTACAGTTCCACGACTAAGTATTGTTAGTAGGGCTTTGCCTAAATTTGGAGACTTTGAAATTATCTCTTCATCTTTACCGTTGAGTTCACGAACCTCTGCGGTTCGGATAACCTCCCCAGTGGCTGTCACATAGCCACCAGGCAGGTTAACCAAAGTATCCGAAGGAAGGATAATTTCAGGAACGATCTCCTGTGGCACTTCATTAAGCGCCTTTGATAGAAGTTGGTTTGCCAATGCGGGATTAACCGCTGCACTAATTGTGTTCGTCATTATATTCCTTTGTTAGATTATGCTGGGAATGCTGTTGCTGAAGTAGTTAAGTCTGCTGCCCAGTTAACATCAAATCCTTCATGGACAAGTGTCATCTGTTCAACAAACAGAGCGTTATCTCCAGCGTTTAGATCTGAGTACGCTACAGCAGTAGGCCAGCAGTTATACACATTGAAGCGCATAGCGACGTGGTCTGTTGCTGCTGGAGAGTTTTGTGCTGTCTCACCAGTAGATGGAATTGGATGAGATAGTACTGCAATTTCTAGATCGCAACGGAAGTTCTCTGTGCGAGCACGGGTTGAACCGCCACCTTGAACAGTTGCAAATAGGTTACGCATCCATTCGTAGTTTTGGTTTGTTCCTAGGATTACACCACGTTGCAATGTGATTGGAGCAAACGTAGTCTGTCCTGGAATTTGGTGAACAGTGGTGTTGTATCCACCTTCACGGTAAGGAATAGAATCTGTTGTTACAGCCATTCCTGATACAGACGTAAAGCCAAGCGTTACCGCTGATGCAAGGTTAGTTGTTGCAGCGCTTGTTGCTGCCCCAGCCGCACTTGTTAATGGCTTGAACGTAACTAAAAATCGAAAGTTACGTAACGGATCGGTGATTAATGTTGACCGATTATTAATGATTGTAGGCATTTATTTATTATCTCCTTCGGGTTAGTTCAGCGTCTTTTGGCTGAGGTCGATGACGATGAACTCTGCTGGATATTGAAGAGCCACACCAACTTGGATGTGTACTTCGCCATTTGCAATTTGTGCTGCTGAGTTATTCTCTGCGTCGCACTTTACAAAGTAAGCCTGTGCCGCAGTTGCGCCACGAAGACCGCCTTGATTTCGGTACTCATTTAAGAATGAGCCAATTGAAGTATTGATACGTGCCCACAAGCGCTCATCATTGTTTTCAAAGATAGCAAATTGTGTAAGGTTACGTAGGTTCTTATTGATGTAGATTAAAGAACGACGCATGTTCACGTACTTGTTTGCAGTTCCATCTTGCTTAAGGGTACGAGCACCCATAACTGAAAGACCAGCGCCAGGAATCTGACGGATTGGGTTTACAGGAGATGTACTTGCATTCATTGTGTCAAGTTCTGTTGAAGAGAATGACTTCTCTACGGCAACAATTCCTTGAACAGGTGCTGTGATACCTGCAGGTGCTTTGAACACACCACGGCTTGCATCAGTTGCTAAGTAAAGACCGACCACAGAACCTGCTGGTCCAATCTTGCGAAGTGCGCCAGTTCCACGTCCTAGTGGATCTGCAATGTACACGTTTGGATAGTAGACAGCAGCGTTGCTTGTATCTGCAAGACTTCCTGCAAAAGTAACAGCGTTTGCAACTGTAAGGTCTGGATCAGTATCAATAACTACAAATCCGTTATTGGCTTCTGCCCAAGATGTTGCGTCGTCAAACACGCTAACAGAGCCAGAGGCTAGAGCATTTACTGCTGGAAGGAACACTACTAGTGGACGATCCAATGAAGTGAAGCGCTCAAATACTGAACTGCCAGCCTTGTATGCTGTGTAGTCAGTAGATGCAACTGCAGTTCCATTAGTTCCACCTGTTAGTGGGTAAGTGGTTGATACTGGGGTTCCACCAGCAGAAGCACTGATTTCAATATTTGGTGAGACTAGGTTAATTACTGTCTCTGCGTAGTCACTTGATGTGTCATCATCAAACACTACGTTTTCATAGCGCTCAAGAAGAACGTCATCAGTGATGTCTCCAGAAACACCAGATTCTTTGTAAAGAGTTAGTGTGTAGGTATCTTCTACTGAACCATCGGTGATAACAACACGAAGGTTGTTTCCGTCTGTTCCAGCATTCTTTGAGGTAACAACTGCAACAGTTGCTTCTGCTGATGTAAGAATATCAATTTCTGCCGCAGCAGCATTTGATGCTAGTACACGTTGAACGTAAAGTTCACGTCCACCATTCTGGAAGAATGCGCCAACTTGAAAGGTGGCTGGGTAAGAGGCGTTGTAGCCTCCAAAGTTCTTAGTAAATTCATACCAAGAGGTGACAAGAGTTACTGCTTCTGGTCCTTGTGCAAAAGGTGCAACAACGGCACCAGCAGCATTTGCGGAAACACCCGCTGGAAGCGGGGCTGGTAGTAGGCGTTCACTGATGTAAATACCTGGACGGCTATAGGCCATTTTTTCTCCTTGCTAGTTGGGTAGGGGGTACCTTATGGTGCCGATTGAGTGTACGTATCGATGGTAGTGAACTGACCACGACCAATTACTTGGGTGCCAGTTGTGCCTGTGACGTTTAGTTCAAGAGTCTTATAGAGTTGGTTGTATGTTTCAGGCGCTATCTCACTAGAGATACGCACCGTTATTGCGTTTACGAATAAACGCTTTCCTTGTTCTGTGATATCTCGCTTAGAGATGTCAAGAACATCCAGACGACGTGTAGTCCCAGCACTGGTATTTGGACCAGTGTTTAGAACTGCAAATCGTAATGGAATCTTTGTGTATAGAAGTTGCGCCAGAATCTGGCGATCATGACGTGGCTGACGAGCGTAAGTTGTGATCTGGTAATCAATGTTTACTGGAATTGGATAGTTAATATCCCAGTCATGGATCTCATCATCATAAGATACGCCTTGAACACTTTGAGTTCCTTCTACTTGGTCTGTTGGATTAGTTAGGTATGAAGGTTTTACACGACCACGCATTGCACGTTGAATGTCTTCTGACAGATCGATCATATCAATTGTTATGTATGGGTAACTCTGATTACGAATTTCCTGATCAGGTTGACCAAACCAAACTCCAACATTGCGGGTTGCCCCTTCCTCAGTAACTGACTTCTGGTCAGTGACAGTCATATCCTTTAAAAGGTTTCGTAGGGCTTCATCTTCGTCTAATAAGAAACTCATTGTGAATTCCCTAAGTGCTTCATAGTACGTCCAAGAAGAAACTTTTCAGATTCAGATGTGCGATTTGCAAAGCGACGAATGGCCGCTGTTGGTTGAGTTCCAGGAGTTCCGTACTCTAAATTTAATGCCTCAGCACGATGCTTCTCATGAGAATGAACAGTAAATGCTCCATCGTTATGAGAGATGTGGAGTGTTCTTACAATATGAGATGGCCAACCAGATGCACGGGCTTCTGAACGAACTTGAGCAGACATCATCCGTGTGGTTTCAATGCTGGCTTTATGTAGTGACTCTTTTACTTTTGAAAGGTATGTCACTTCTTTTTCTTCGCCTTCGACGCAACGACTGCTGCTCCTGCTAAGTATGCAGCGGTAGTACCCATGATAAGGCCTGCGACGATTGGACGTTTTTCTTTAGGGCGGAATCCGAACACGCCCTGAATGAAGGCTTCACGTTCGTGCTGATTGTTCATCTCAGCAACTTCTTGATACCACGGCTTCCATGCCATATAAACCCCTTAAATCGCAACCAGCGGGAACTGTAGTCAGGCACCGCAGCGGTGTTCTGATGCTCTAAGGATAAAGAAAAAGCCACCCGCAGGTGGCTCTAACTCTTACTTCTTTTTAACCTTTTTGGCTAACGCCTTATCCATCTTCTCATCTTCTGTTCGAGATGGCTTCTTCTTATCCATAGCCTTATCAGCCTTCTTAAACTTATTCTTTTCTTCTGGGGTCATACCTTTCATGACCCTTGCATCTTGCTTGGCATCGTTGTACTTCATTACATGCCCTTCTTTCTTACAAGCATTGGTTTCTTTGCCTTGCTTTTTGCATCAGACTTTTTATTGAACTTCTTATTGGCCGCAGCCAAGGTATTCATTCCGTGCTTGTCCTTTGGCTTACCACAACCACAGGTAGAGCACACTACTTCTTGCCCTTCTTTAGAGCCTTGAAGTCTGCGCCAGTAATCTTGTCTGCTGGTGCAGCAGCGCTAGCAATCTTCTTTTGTTTTGAGGATAACTTCTTAGAGCCTTTTTTGCAGGCGCCTTTACATCCTGCAGTTGAACAACCACATCCACAACCTTTACACATTTACTTGCTCGCTTTCTTCTTAGGTTTTGATTTAGCAACGCCCTTAGCAGGAACGCAGTTTGGAACTTTCTTGCCATTCTTCATCTTCATACCTACTTGAGTGTAACCATCCCAGCAAGGATCTGTCTTCTTAGCCATTAGCAATCCCATGCCCTTCTTGCTTTATTTAAACGACTATCTGGATCTTTAGCCGCTTTAGGAAATTTCTTTGCTTGCCCAGCAGAACGTGCACAATAAGATTTACGTCGAGCAGCAGACTTTTCAGATTTAGCCGCTTGCTCTTTCTTAACTGGAGGTTTTAAATCTGAACCAGGGTGCGCCTTCTCGTAAGACTTGCGTCCCTTTTCGTTGAGTCCACCCTTTTTATTTTTGCCCTCAGAGCGTGTCCATGCCTCAGTCTTAGCCATTATTTTTATGCCAATCTTTAGTTGCCTTTACTCCTTGAGCAATGGTCTTAGAGCCAGCCTTCTTTGTCAGGTTGATCTTGTCGTACTTGCCCTTGTTACCAGCATGATCAACAATGACCTCGCCCCTCTTGTTCTTTTTAATAGTGTGTTTCTCACCAGCAACCTTTATGGTTTTAGCCATTACTTTGCCGCCTTTGGGTTATTGACTTTGGCGTGCCTCTCTTTTAACTTTGCTAGTTCAGCCTTGTGCTTGGCCTCCATAGCCTCGACCTCTAACTTATGAGATTCTTTTGGTTGAGTTGCCATTGATGCTAGTCCTCCTCCATCTGGGTATTTAACTGGTGCTGGTTTTAATTTTGTCTCTGGCATCAGTCACTCTTCTTATGCGGGTAACGAATGGTTGCCTTTGGTCTACGAATGATTGAACCCTTTCTGCGCTTCATACCTTGTCCGCCTGTGTCGTACTTGCTCTCAGTCAGTGCGGTACGAACATTCTTTCCAGGATTCTTTCCAGCAGTAGCACCAATATTACGTCTATGTTTTTTAGCCTTTAAAGGTTCTGGCTTCTTCACTTCTTGTGTTCCTTCTTTTTGTGAGCCGTAAGAGTTACATTAGCCATGCTTGATTTTACAGGCACGCTCTTCTTGCAGATGTCACAGGTGACGGTCCTATTTGCGGATTCTTTAACCATTATTTTTTATCCTTCTTACGTTGTTCAGAGAGACCGATAGCAATGGCCTGCTTCTTTGATTTAACTACAGGACCCTTTTTAGATCCGCTATGAAGTTTTCCAGCAGCATATTCCTTCATGACTTTCTCTACTTTGCCCTTGCTTGCCTTCTTAGCCATTTCTCTCCTTAGAGTGCGTAAGCCTGGAACTGAGGATCATTAACCAATTCTTCAGGGTTCACTTGGTTACAGTCAATTGTAACAACTGCATAATTTTCCGCATAGTGACCACGAGGTAAAACTCTGGTAGGAACAAAGACACCATTCTGATAGACAATTCGATCTTGAATATTAGGGTTAGGATCTGTGAGCATAGAAGGAATTAGGCGCTGAGCATCTGCAACAGCAATTACTAGGCGCAAAGTATCAACGGTGTAAAAACCACGCTCATTCATGATGTTAGTACCACGAAGTATTACCGCCAGTACAACGGGCATCTTGAATGGGTCGTTCCAACGACGGCCTTTGCCATCTTCTTGATTAGAGACATCGTAAATTGGATCTACCCAGTTCTCATAATCTGCAGCCAAAGCGGCATCGTCCCAAGACCACCAGTCAACCTCTGTACCTACAGGTTCACGGAGTTCATCGACAATGCCTTCATTGATAGACTTGTTTTCAAAGTCAATTTTGAATCGTCCTTGTACTTTAGTTCCACGCACTAGATAACCTCTACCCATTGGCAGGTTTTTTCATCTAATTCATAGTTGCCCTCTGGCTTTGGTGGAATAAAAGCATCACGCTCTTCATCGTAAGTATAACCAATACCAGCAAAATTTTTACGTATGTTTCTATTGTAAGAAGTTTTAATCCAAGTTCCACCAAGGTTATCTATAAGCCATTGGTAGCCTTCATCAGGGTCTTCATTACTTCCAACAGTTATACGAAGAACAATATTATTTTCATCTATTTCTGCCCAATGTGCCATTATCCACCTACCGATGCTTTAGTATAACGAACTATTACAATTCCTGAGCCACCGTTACCACTTTTATAAATTCCATTAGCATAAGTTGCGTTATCTCCGATACCACCACCACCCCCGCCTGTATTGACAGTTCCATCACTTGCGTTGGCGTTAGTTGCTCCACCACCACCCCCGCCAGAACCACCAACACCTGAAGTTCTTGAAGTTGCTCCCCTCCATCCAGCACCACCACCGCCGCCACCTGCATAATAATAAGTTCCACCAACATTTTGCCCTGTGCTTGTTGCAGCACCCCAAGATGAGTAAGTAGATGTGCCTGCCCCACCTGCTCCACCATTTGAAGATGTTGCAGTACCACCTACCGCTCCAGCACCACCACCACCACTTGCATTTGCTTGCGCGTTTACTGTTGCCGACCCAGCACCACCACCAGCGTTTCCTTGTCCACTAGTTCCCTCTGCACCTGCTGAAGTAAATGTATAACTTCCAGAAGTTTGCCAATAGGCTTTGTTAGCACCGCCACTTCCACCTGTTGCAGCAGCACCACCACCACCACCACCGTAACCACCAGCAGTTGCACTACTTGAGTTAAAACTGCTTAAATTACCAGATGTAATCGTGGGTCCAGATTCTGTGTTGCCAACACCACCAGCACCAATAACTGCATTGTAATTGCCAACAACCAAGGATTGCGAAGAGGCGTACACAAGTCCGCCTGCGCCACCACCCCCGCCGCTTCCTCTTGCTGTTGAAGCATTGCTTTGATTTGTACCACCAGGACCGCCTCCAGCAGTTATTAAATAATCACAAGATAAAGTTGCAGCAGAAACTCCAAGAGTGCCATTACCCGTAAATGTACGGTAGTAATAAGTTGCATCAGAGGTAAGTGTTCCACCAGTAACCGTAGGAAAAGGGCTTGGAGTAACAGAGTTACTTGCAGAAGATGCTGCAGAAGTTCCGTTTGCACTTGTAGCAGTCATAGTAAATGTATAAGCCTGACCTGTTGCAAAAGTTCCAGTAACTGTCACAGGTGATGTAGTACCAGTTACTGTCAATGCTATTGATGGAGATGACACAGCAGTGATAGCGCTAATTATTTTGCCGCCAGTATTAATGGTAAATGGAATAGTTACAGAGGTAGTACTGACAATAGTAGGAGTTGCAGTAATGACTGGTACATCAGGAATAGTTGTAGCAGTCACAGATCCAGAGGCAGATGAGGCAACAGAGTTACCAGCAGAGTTAGTTCCTACTACTGTAAAGGTATAAGCAGTCTGACTAGCAAGTCCTGCAACAACAACTGGAGAAGCAGATCCTGTGCCAGTCAACCCAGTAGGAGATGATGTAGCGGTGTAAGAAGTTGGCGCCCAATAAGTTGTATCTGGTGTAAAGGCAACACTGACAGCGCCATTGTTATAGGCACGGCTAGTACCCACATCGGTACCAGCACCGATTGTAGGAGCATTTGGAAGGTCAGCAATCTTGCCTGTTGTACCGTCTACTGACTCTCCGTTGGCGTTACGAATACTCATTTAACTCATTCCCACTTTAACTTTGATTCATTCCAAATGTACGTTTTACCGTCATTAGGACGAGGATACTGTCTCCATAGAAGTTCTTTCTCTGTTAACGCTCTAGTAGCATACGTAATTTTCCATACTCCATTTACTAAAGTTGGTGGAACTTCCCAATAGGTAGTCTCTTCATCAATTTCAGGTGGCTCTGTGTACTCAACAACAACCCAGTTTTCAGGTAGAGGCTCTCCCACTGACCAACCTAATAACTCTAGGTCTCCATCATGCCGAGGATACTCATTAGTCTCTGTGTTTAGATATATCATAATTTCATCATCCTTAACTCAAGCCAACACTTGCTGAAGTGTAAGCAGTTGTAGTTGATGTAACTGTTATAGCGGTAGTTGCGCCATCTCCAGCACTGTCTGTAAATGTAGGAGTAGCAGTACCATAGTTACCCGCAGCATCTGTTGTAGATGCTGTTCCGTAAGTTATTGAGTAAGCGCCAAGGGTCTTTGTTCCAGTTTTTGTTCCATCAGTAGGTACTTTAAAGGTATAAATTTCATTTGTGTCGCCAGATGCTGAGGTAACAGTTATGTCATTATTTGTATCAACAGTTAAGAGTGTACGACCGCTGGCTTGTGAAAGGTTTCCACTACTTCTTGTAAACTTATTTTGCCATTGCAGTGTTCCTGAAGAGTTGTACTTTATAAGGAGTACGCTTTTCTGTGAAGAAATTGTAACATAACCAGAAACATAGAGATTTCCTGAAGAGTCCATTGCAATTCCTTCAAATCCAGCAGCATTACCAGAACCAGTCATACTTACTTTTCTTTGCCATTGAAGTGTTCCTGAAGAGTCATGTTTTGATAAGTAACCAAAGTCACCAGCACTCCAAGACGTGTAAGTATTTCCAGAAGAATCTCCAACAGCCTGAGTGTAATAAGAATTAATAAGGCTTGGTGGTGACATTGCTCGTTGCCACTGAATAGTTCCAGAAGAGTTATACTTAACCCAAATAACATTTAGTTGATATGAGTCGTTTAAATAGTAACGACCTACTCCTATAACGTTTCCAGAAGAGTCTACATAACCACCGTTAAAGTCCACATGTGGATACGTAATTGAAAGGTTGTTGCTTAGTTTACGTGACCACTGCTTAACTCCAGAAGAGTTGTACTTTGTAATTTGTGCGTAACTAATACTAGCCGCTTTGTATGCCGAACTAATAGCATGTATATTTGCAGCAGAAGAATCTAACGCTAACGTATAGTTGTAATTGTAACTTTGGTCTGGGCTTGTGTAGTACGCCCATGTAACTGCTCCTGATGAATCTGTCTTCATTAAGTATGCGTTTTTAGGACTACCATTACCGCCACCACCAGTGTAAATATTTCCAGAACTATCAACTGCTATTCCATAAACTTGACTATAAACTGCTGCGTTATTACGAAGGGCTTTTTGTAAAGATATGGTGCTATAAGTATCTCTTTTAATTATTCCGTTTCTAGCATTTGGGTCACCTGCGCCAGGCCAGTCCTGATTTAATGTATAAGTGGTAGTCCCTACTGAAGTAATTCCAATTGGATATGGGTTTACATATATAGCAAGTCCAGAGAGTAATTCTAACCAATATAAAGGTTTAGAGGTAGTTATAGAAGATGATGCACTAGATGCTGCACTATTGCCTTGAGCATTTGTTGCAGTCATTGTAAATGTGTAAGCAGTTTCTGCAGTTAATCCTGAAACAACAATGGGGGAAGATGCACCAGTTCCTGTTAACGAACCTGGAGAAGATGTAACTGTGTAACCAGTAATAGCAGAACCACCAGTTGCGCCAGCAGTAAATGGAACGCTCACTTGAGTTGAAGCATCCGTACCAGCAACTGGAGTACCAATAGTAGGAGCCTGTGGCACAGATAAGGGAGTAGTAGAGGCAGAAGCGGCAGATGCAACTGAATTACCATTGGCATTAGTTGCAGTAACAGTGTAAGTACGAGCAACAGCAACAGTATCAGATACAGAAATAGGACTTGTTGCTCCTGTTGCAGTATTACCAGAGGATGAGGTTGCAGTGTAGGTAGTTATTGCAGAACCACCAGTAGCACCTGCTGTAAAGGCTACAGATACATTTGCAGAACCAGAGTATGCCTGACCTGTAGCAACGGTAGTTGCACCAATAGTTGGCGCCTGTGGAATAGTAGTTGCTGTAAAAGCCGAAGAGGTAGTAGCAGATCCAGTAGCAGATACGTTAGTAGGAGTTACTGTAGTTGTGTAAGAGGTAGCACTTGCTAGGCCCGTAATTGTTGCAGGGCTAGATGTTGCTGTAGTAGTACTTGTTATTGGGGTTGTTGCTATTGAGTAAGAAGAGGGAAGTCCACCTGTAGGACTGGAAATAGTTACTGTGGCTGCGCCATTATTATAGGCGCGACTAGTACCCGCATTTACAGCAGATACTGTAGGTGCATCAGGAATATCAGGGATAGCAACAGGTAGGTTACTAACGCCACGGGTACTCTTATCTGGCACTAGTTACTCCTCTATAGTTACTTGCGGACCCTTAAAGATATCATTTTCTGCGTCATAAATATCGCCCACTCCAGCATACTTACCTCTGAAGTTAGAATTGTATGAGGTTTGAATCCACTCTCCACCAAATGTATCGGCGCAAAATTTCGCCCCAATAGATTCTTGTTCAACGCCGTTCTCATCTTTTAATACTTCATTGTTAATAACAGTTACATGAGTAACAATACTATTTTCAATTCTTGCAAAATGTGCCATAATTATCCAATCACCACTATTACGACGCCAGAACCGCCATTTGCTCCATAAGTACCAATATTTGAAGGACCACCACCACCGCCACCGCCAAGGTTTGCTGTTCCTGCTGTGGCTGTAGTTGCACCACCAACGTTTGTTGCACTTTTACTTCCTGCACCGCCACCGCCAGTTCCGCCAGAACCTGCAGCACCAGCATTGGCAGTTGAATTTCCACCACCGCCACCACCACCATAGATTACTGCGGTACCAGTTATTGAGTTAGAAACTCCATTTCCACCTGAACCAGCAATACGACTAGGGTCAGCCGTACCATTACCGCCAACTGCACTTAATCCAGCGCCACCACCTGCAGTGCCGTATGTAGGATTACCACTACCGCCAGTAAATTTTGTAAACGCTGAAATAATAGGTCCAATACTACCACTATTGCCACCATCGCCGCAACTGCCAGCACCCAATTTACCTACAATTGGCGCTAAATTAAAAGCATAACTTCCTGAACCATCTGTTGTAGTTACGATATTTGTGTATCCACCACTTCCACCTGCACCAACGTTAATAGTAAAAGTTCCTGCTTCAACAATTTGAGTAGTACTATAGAAGTAACCACCACCGCCTCCACCTGAGCCACCTGAATACCCGCCGCCACCACCACCGCCAGTTAATATAAAAACTTCACAAGTTCCAGCAGTACCAATAGTGATAGTTCCAGAACCAGTAAATTTATAAATAGTTTTACCAGCACGAGTTGCTGAGTCAATAGTAGGAGAACCAGTAGAAGCAGTTGCTGTTGCCTTACCTATTCCACCTGCTGATACTGGAGAAAAAAGAGGACTCATTTTATTGGGCGCCTTTTCTATGCGTACTTTACTGGACCTGCACCAAGGACGGTGTAGGTAGGGGTTGCTGCTGTCTTAATGATTGTAAATGAGTAAGCATCTACTGCTGATGCGTTACCTGCAGCAGGTGCAGTTCCACCAGAGTATTTAACTGTCTGAGCGTTTCCGTCAATAGTAAGTGCTGTCATATAGTAAGCAGTAGCACCTGTTGTTACTAGAAATGAGATTGTTACAGAGTCATTGGTTGCTAATTTTGAGGCCAAAGTTGTTGATCCTGAACCACGGACGTTTAGAGTCCAGTTGGCAGAGGCAGATGTGGTGTAATACAAAACGCCTTGAGTATCTGCGTCATAGTTAACTGTTCCAGTAGCAGCCGTGGCTGCAATTGTTGTACGTTCTTCTGGGGAAATAACGACAGGGGCAGTCTCAGTTGGGGTAGTAATTGTAGGGCTAGTCAAAGTAGTTCCTGTGAAGGTACCACTAGTTAACGAAGCCGCTAGGGACTGTGCTCTTGTCATCTTATCTCCTTAAAGGGGTAAAAAATTTATTCTGTTGGTGCTTCTACAACAGGGTCTGGAACTTCTTGTTGGTATGTAGATTCTGTTTGAGTTACTAATTCGTAATCTCCAGTACAACCAGAAACATTGCACTTAGTGAAGTACGCATCTTCACCAATGCCACGTTGTTCAACGTAGTCATGTGAACATACATCACATTTGTACTCATACTTAATAACTGTTTTTGTTTCAATTGTCATATTATTCTCCTAAGAATTAGTAATAAAGAAGGATGCAACCGCCGCCGCCAGTTCCATTAGTTGCTGGATTGCCACCGCCGCCTCCGCCTCCGCCACCGCCACCTGAACCGCCATTGCCTGCTGCGGTATTACCAGAGCCAGCCACACCTGCTGCTAAAAATCCTGCTCCACCACCTCCAGCACTGCTGCTTCCAGCCGCGCCACCAGCAAAAGTTGAACTAGCACCGCCAGCACCAGCAGTTCCTGAAGAGCGAGTTGAACCTCCACCGCCACCTGCAAAAGTTCCATAACCACCAGCGCCCGAAGCACCAGTATTATCGGTTCCCCCACCACCGCCACCTGAATTTCCCATACCACCTGCGCCTGAATTTCCTGTTGTAGCATTACCAGCACCACCACCACCTGCATAACCGTTAGCACCAGCACCACTTGATGTGCCACCGAGCGCAGCAGGAGAACCGTAATAAGAAACTCCACTAGCACTACCTGTTACAGTATTACCACCACCACCACCACTACCTATTCTTCCAGCACCATTAGAGCCACCACCTCCTGCAATAAGACCGCCAAAAATAGTATCACCACCATAAGTAGAAGCACCACCGCCAGCACCAATAGTGCAAGGAGTTGAAGTTGTAACTTTAGCCCAACCAATAGTTACTCCACCTGCGCCGCCACCAGTACCAGTACCGTTTAACGTAAGTGTGCTGCCTCCACCGCCACCGCCAATGCATACAGCATAAACCCAGTTAATTCCAGAAGGAATAGTTACGGTTGAACCAGATGTAATTGTTTGTTGAAGTGTTACTTTTGTAAGGTCAAAGCCAGCCGCTGCGGCAGGAAATACTGATAATCCCATTACGCTATCTCCACTCCGTTGATGTTAAAGTTAATTGTGATTGCAGAGGCGCCACCAGTGAAGGTGTTAGTTGCTGATAATACTAATTTGCAATCAATATAGACCGTTGTATTTGCAGCAATTGCTGTTGTTGTGTGGAGTGCGACCTGTGAACCAGATGGACCACAAGCCAAGGTAAAGGTACCAGCAGTTGCTGTTGTGTTAGTTACCGCAATACCAGTCACTACTGTGGTCGTAGATGCAGGCACAGTATAGAGAACTGTGGTCGTAGTTAACGAAGCCGCCGCTCTAGCGAGGTTCTTACTTGTTACAGCCATTCATATCTCCTTAGATTGCTTGCATTACGTCTAGAATATGTAAGTCATCGCCCCAACGAACACCTGACCCCTGTGTTGAGTCTGGGATCAATACTTGTGGAAGTCCACCACCGCTTGTAGAACCAGTTCCTACTGTTACGTTAGTTACAGTGTTATCTGCTGTAGCAACAATTAAATCTCCCTTAGCGTTTACTAGAGTCTGGTCAACTGCATTAGAGATTGTGAATGGGGAAAAAGTTAAAATCTCTACCACATCTGATGCCACTAAAGCAGTTAGAGCAGTGATAGATGTTCCTGTAGTTGCGGTGTAGTCAGATGTACGAACAAGCATCACTCCGTTTAGGTAAACCTGCTCCATACCTGCTGTATAGCCAAGAACGTTACCATTGGCATCTACGCCTGATACAGAAGTTTCAGCGCCAACAGCAACATAGCGATATCGGCTAAGTGTTGCTACTTGGGCTGATGCTGTTGAGATACTCATTTAGGAGATCTCGCTCCCGTAGGCATTAAATGAAAGTGTTGCAGTTGAGGCATAAATTGTAATTACATCTGTTGTTGCTAAGGTGATACCTAAAGTTAAAGCGGTTGAATCTGAGGCCGCAACTGTTGCGCCATAAACAATGTAGTGCTTAGGATCAATTGATGCACCTGCAGGACGAACTGCAATGCGGTATGTAGCCGCAGAGGATGCCTGATTGCAAATTGTAATAGTTGACACAACTGACGAAGTAAGTGCTGGAACTGTATAAAGAGTTGTGTTAGTGGTGGCGGCAGGGTTGTTTTGACCCAATACCTTATAAACTGTTGCCATGGAACTCCTTCGAAGGGGATGAGCATAGGTTAACTGGTACAGAAAGACTATGTGGGCTAAAGTTTACACATGAATTTGGTGCATAAATCGGTTTCTCATGGCGGAAAATTAGCGCCCCTAATTATACCTAACTCTCTCAGTAATGGTCTGGGCTTAATGAACCCATCTGTGTATATAGACAGTGACGGAGATATCCTGGTCAATCTAAGACAGGTAAATTACACCCTATACATCTCTGAAAATGACAAGCGCTTCTTCAGTCCTTGGGGGCCGCTCACCTACCTGCATCCAGAGAAGGATCAGCGTCTTGTAACTAACAACTTTCTATGCCGCCTAGACAAAAATTACAACATCATCAATTACACCAAGGTGGAGATGCTAGATCTTCACACTCCTATTTGGGAGTTTGTTGGTCTAGAAGATGCTCGTGTTGTTCAGTGGGATGGTGACTACTACTTGATTGGTGTACGTCGTGATACGACTACTAATGGTCAAGGTCGTATGGAGTACAGCAAAATAGAAATTGATAAAGAGAACTGGACAGTAAAAGAAGTTCAGAGAGTTCGAGTTCCTGCGCCAATTAATGAGGCGACTTCATATTGCGAAAAGAATTGGATGCCCGTTCTAGATGACCCTTACCACTTTGTAAAGTGGGCAATGCCTACAGAAGTTGTTTGGGCAAATCCAAATGAGCCTGAATGTAAACAGGTAACTGTTAATGACAAGGTGCCAACTCCACCTATTGATCAACGTGGTGGCTCTCACATAATCTCTTGGGGTAATTACTACGTGTGTGTAACCCATGAAGTTAACTTATGGAAAAATTATTTAAACCAAAAAGACTCAACGTATAGACATCGTTTAATTGTGTGGGATAAAGAGTTTAATTTTGTCGGCCTAAGTAAAGCCTTCTCATTTATGGATACTCCTATTGAGTTCTGTGTCGGAGCGGCCCTCATTAACGACAACTTACTATTGAGTTTTGGTGTTCAAGATAACTCCGCATTTGTATTAGAGGTCCCAAATACTGTTGTTAATGAATTGATTGAAGAGGCTAAGACATATGCAAATTAAAGACTTAGCGGTAGATGTTGCCTTTGACTCTTTCAATCCTGAGAAGAACTTTGCCCTTGCTAATGCTTATTACGATTTAGGTCAGTTTGCTTCTGCTGCTGGTTTCTATCTACGAGCCGCAGATCGTGGGTATAAGACTCACCCTGTTATTGCATATTCATCCTTACTGAGGATGTCCCTCTGTTTCAGTAATCAGGGTGATAGAAATGCAGCCGTTTATCAAAACATTTTACAGGCAGTCGCTCTTATCCCAGGAAGACCAGAGGCATACTTCTTACTCTCTAGGATTCACGAACGCAATAAGGAGTGGCAGAAAGCGTACACATTTGCAGAAATTGGTCTTGTTTATACAATGGCAAATTACAATCAATCTCTTCCAGTGTACGTTGAGTATAATGGGCCCTACGTCTTGATGTTTGAGAAGGCAGTTGTTGGCTGGTGGCTAGGACGCAAAGAGGAGAGCAAAGAATTGTTCAATCATTTATTAGACAATGTAGAGATGTCTGAAGAGTATGTGAGTGGTTGTATTAACAACCTGAAGTTGTTCTAATGTTTCCTAATTGGTTTCAAAACACTGTGCCATTCTTTGAGCGCAAATGCCCCACAACTCCGTTGCGTGCTTTACAGATTGGAACTTACACGGGCGATGCCACAGAGTGGCTTCTGATCAATAGGGACATTGTGACAATTGATGACGTGGACACGTGGGAAGGCAGTGAAGAGCAACAGCACAATAGCCTAGACTTTAACTCCGTTGAAGGTTACTACGATTCACGGTTTGCAAATAACTCTAAAGTTATAAAACACAAGATGACTAGTAATGAGTTCTTTAACCAAAACAAGAAGACTTATAACTTTGTTTATATAGATGGCAGCCATACAGCGTTACAGACCGCACTAGATGGCTTGAACGCCTTCAAGGTACTAGAGCCAGGTGGGGTTATGGCATTTGATGATTACTTATGGGGAGAGGGTGGTAAGCCCTTCCTAGAACCAAAGAGGGGCATTGATGCATTCTTGTCTCTGTGTGAAGGCGAGATTAGTATTGTAGAAACGGGATACCAGGTCTGGATATCTAAGTGCTAGTAGTTGTTTATGGAAAAGGATTATGGTCATCATGGGGTGAGGCCCTTGGATCAGACTCTGAATTCTGGAAAACTTTCTCATCAATTGAAAAAGTTATACAAGTTGATACTTTAGATTTCCCGCTACAGGAAGTATGTAAAGACTATAACAAGACTGTACTTATACCGTTATCGGTAGAAGATAACCTCAATCATCCAAAGGGTTGTTCTACACTTGTCTCCTCACCAGAGACAATAAACATATTCAATAACAAAGAATTGTTTTATGAATTTCTAAGTAATAATGGTTTAGAAGAGTATTTTCCAAAGACTATAAACATAACATCAGACACACCAGAGTTCCCCTTTATTATGAAGAGGCTAGACCTCTACGGCGGTGTAGGTATAGCCTTAATTTGGGACCAACAACGGTATGAGTGGGCACTTAACAATCACAGGTTTAAAGATAAACGTTACCTTGTTCAGGAGTACGTAGAGGGAGATGTTGAGTACGTCACTCAGGTTATGTGTAAAGATGGAGAAATTCTTTGGAACGTCACCTTTGAAGGTCCAGTACCTCAAGGAGGAAAAGTGAACATGGGACCTTTTGCAAATAAGATTATAACTATGGAACCAGAAGTCATTGAAATATTTCGTAAGATGTTTAAATTGGCTAACTACAGTGGTCCAGCAAATGTAAACTTTAAACTCCGTGATGGTAAACCCGTTATATTTGAAAGCAACCCTAGATTTGGTGGATCAATGTTCCTACCTATTTTCAGACCACAATTGAAACAATCTATAACTGCCTTACTTAATAACGCCTACCTACAAAGAGAGAGCAAAGATGTTAAGTAACGCCTGCTTTGAGGTATTTCATACCGATACTGGAAATAAACTTCGTAATGAATCTTATGATGGGATTCTTAAGGGCGCTTCTTTTTTGCCCAGACTGGGCTCACCTACGATGTATCTCAATACTGTTGATAAGGTAGAGAACTTTATAAATCTGTATCCTGAATTCAAAGTTAATACTGTAGAAGACTACTGCCAGCCAGGAGAGACCTTCCCACCCAGTGCTGGTGTTGTGGGTGTCTGGGCCAGTAACTACAAGGCTTATAAGAGGTTCCTAGAGTCAGACTACGACACCCTTATTCTGTTTGAAGATGACATTCTTATTAGTAAAAACTTTAAGGGCGTACTGGAAATGTACGTGCAAGAACTTCCTACTGATTGGGACTTCTTCTCCTTCTTTGTTCCTGATGACTCTCTCTTTGCATTTAATGAAGATCTTCATGGAATTAGTGGCGAAAATGTTTGTGTCTCTTATCAACAGTGGTCATGTGCTGGGTACATGGTGAGTCGCAGGGGCGCAGAAAAGGCTGTGGCAGATGTAGAGTCTAGAGGAATTAACTGCCCAGTAGATTGGTACATCTTTAACTTCAGAATGAAGAAAGAAGAAAACCAAAAGAAGTTCTTTACCTACACATTAAAGCCAGGTAAGTATCGTCCAATAAAGTTTTTACAAGAGGCAGCGCAATACAGTCAGATACATAGTGGTAGTACGGAACTGATTTAGTTACATTCCACCAAAGAGTAGTACCGTAGTTGTAGGATCTGCAGAAACTTGTCCAATAAGACCCTGGACTCCCTGTGTACCTAGAGTGCCCTGAACGCCTTGAGTTCCTAAAGTTCCTTGAGTTCCAGTTGTACCCTGTGTACCTTGAGCGCCAGTTGTACCTTGGGCTCCAAGTGTTCCTTGAGTTCCTTGGCTACCGACTGTACCTTGTACGCCCTGGGCTCCGAGAGTACCTTGAGTACCCTGCGCTCCTAGTGTTCCTTGAACGCCTTGAGTTCCCTGAGATCCAACAGTTCCCTGAGTACCTGTTGTGCCCTGTGTACCTTGAGCGCCTGTTGTACCTTGGGCTCCTAGAGTTCCTTGGGTTCCTTGAGATCCGACTGTACCTTGTACGCC